AACTAAGGAATATGTTAAATTGCGTTTTGGAAAAGATGTGAATACCGAAGATGAGACTGACCTTGACATCCGAAAAGGCGAAGCATCTGACGATTTAGTTACTGTAATTACGGCATATTACAAGAATGATGAGGGCGGAATTGGTCTTTTCCGTTGGTGTGGAGATGTGACACTTGAGGATATGGAAGATTATCAAGCCAGGATCCTTGAGGTATGCGAGAAATGCGGACAACCCCGGCGCGGAGATGAAAAAGAGTGTGAATATTGCGGCTCAAAGAAGTGGAAGAAGGAAAAGGATCCTTCCGAGAAGATTAAACTCTTTGAAACGAAGATAGAACTTGACGCCGAAACGGGAGAAATGGCGGAAAAACAGGAAGAAAAGGAAATCGAAATAGAGTATTACCAACCTTCCGGATATCCGCTTATCTTAAGGAAAAATATATCAAGAGACCGGCATCTCTTAGGGTATTCCGATGTAAACGCCATAAGGGACCAGCAGGAAACAATAAAGAAGCTCGGATCAAAGATAAATGAAAAGCTCCTTAAGGGTGGATCATATGTCACGCTTCCCCGCGGAATAGGTATTGAGACCACGGACGAGGAATTTAAGATCATCCGCGTGGAGAATCCGGCGGACAAAGCGCTTATTGATGTTATTACGGTACAGGCTGATTGCGGACAGGACCGCATTGTTCTTGAGGAAAACTATCAATGGGCTAAGTCTACACTCGGCATTACAGACTCATTCCAGGGTAAATATGACAGCTCAGCGCTTTCAGGAACCGCGAAGCAGTATTCAATCAATCAGGCGGCGGGCAGACTGGAATCAAAGCGTGTTATGAAGAATGATGCTTACGCAAAACTGTACGAGATGATGTTTAAGTTTGCTCTTGCCTATGCAGACCAGCCTATCCCGGTCATTTCAACTAATTCTGACGGAAGCATGAACTATGCACACTTTGACAAAAAAGACTTCCTAAAGATAGACAGTGCCGGAACGCCTTACTGGAATGATGAGTTTATATTTGAGACTGATCCTACAAGCACACTTCTTGTAAATAGAGAGGCTATGTGGAATCAGGCGGATATGAAGTTGCAGAACGGTGCTTTTGGTATCTTAGGAGACCTTAAGACATCATATCTGTATTGGCTTGAACAGGAACGTAACGATTATCCTCATGCAGCAGAGATCAAGCGCGTCATAGAGGAAAGGCTTGCAGAACAGGAACAGCAGGAACAGGCCGCACAGATGCAAGCTGAACAGATGCAAGCGATGGGAGGTATGCCTAATGCTATGCCCGGTATGTAACATAGAAGCAGTTATCAGCAAAACATCATATGGCTATCACTTAAAAGAGGATGGCACAGTTGATATGTTCATGCTGATTAAGTATTCCTGTAGGAATAGGAGCTGCAAGAACTTCCAAAAAGAGATAGGCGAAGAAAGAATACCGCTTGATGCGGGGCCTGTCGAATAAAGAGTTAAGAGAGCGTTTCAGTGGGGATCCCGCAGAAGCGCTTTTTTAATACATATATCTATAAACTTCTCATGTCAACAGAGTAAAAATGACGGAAAGGAAATTGAATATGGACGGAATGGAAAATCTTACCACTACTGAGGAAGTTACCACAGACGCGGATATGAGCGCAGATGTGGAGGACACTCAAAGCGTAGAAGATGCGGAGGTCGCTGAACCGCAAGAGTCGCAAGAAACCACAGAGGCGCCGGAGCAGGAGCCGGAACAGCAGCAGACAGTTGACGTAAACGCTATCGCAGCAGCAGCTCGGAGGAAATCCGAAGCAGAGATGCGGGCAAGAGACGCTGAGTACGCAAGGCGTTTCGGTCACTTAAAGAATCCTAAAACCGGACAGCCTATTCGTTCAGAGCGAGATTATCTCGCAGCGCTTGACGCACAGGAAGAAATGAAGGCTAAAGAGCAGTTACAGCAGAGTGGAGTAGATCCGTCAGTGCTGGACAACTTCATTAACAACAATCCTGTTATACGCCAGGCACAAGCCGTTATTGAGCAGTCAAAGCAGCAAGCGGCTTTCTCACAGATCAATGCAGATATAGCAGAACTCGGAAAACTTGATCCGGCTATCACTTCACTTGATACCGTTCCACCAGACGTTATTCAGTACAGTATGGACCGGAACATTAACCTTGTTGATGCTTACAAGATTTTGAACTATGGGAAAGTCAACAGCGAACAACAGGCTGCCATAACGCAACAGGCCATAAATCAGGCAAAAGGGAAAAATCACTTGAATCCGGTCAACGGCATAGCCGTAAAGGACACCAGTGTTGACATCCCTCAGTCTGAACTTGCTCGTTGGCAGGAATACTTCCCGGACAAGTCGGCCGCAGAATTAAAGAAACTGTATAACGACACTCTATAGGAGGAAACTATTATGTTTGGACTTTTTAAGATGGATAAGGCTAACACCCCCATCATCAAACAGCTTCCGGCAGCCGCAGCTACCTACAATGTAGGCGAAGTTGCTGTACTGTCAGGCGGTGTTGTAACTAAGGCAAGTGGCGCCACAATGCCTACTTACCTTGTAGCTGAGAAAGGCACTAAGACTACTGCTGATACAGTATCGGTTATCCCGATCTATCCCGATCAGGAGTATATTACTACTCTTTCTACCGCCGGTACTCTTGCTGTTGGTAGCAAGGTTACTATCGCGTCTGACGCATCTCAGGTTACCGCTACTACTACAAGCGGCGTTGCAACTGTTATTGAGGCTACTGGCTCCACTTCCGGAAGCACTGTAGTTGTTAAGTTCGTATAAGGAGGAAAAGATCATGGCTATAGTAATTTCCAAAAACAGCGGGCTTAATGATGATTTCTGGAAGCCCACGGCCCAGGTAGTCAATGCAGTTCTGCTTGACGCCGATTCTGAAAAAACTGAATATGACAAGATCGTTGGTGATATCGCTGTAGAAAAGAAGTCAAAGAAGTACGCTGAGAAGCAGACTTCCCTTACTTCTCTTGCTAACTTTGATATCGTTCCCGAAGGCGATACCGCTCCTCTTGATGATATCCAGGAAGGTACACCTAAGCTGATCGTTCACAGCCAGTTCATGAAAGAGCTTCATATCACTGCTGAGATGGTAGAGGATGATGATACCGATACAATCAAGGCTGCTGCTCAGAATTTTGTTCAGGCTTACAAGAGATCACGTTGTCAGCTCGCAACCAACTTCATTTCCGCAGAAGGCTCTACCTTCTCATTCGGTGCTAAGACCGGTCTTGATCGTGCTACCGGTGATGGCAAAGGTCTGTTTGCTACGGATCATGTTGGCGTTAAGGCTGATGTTGCGCCTCAGTCTAATGTATTCACCAATGCTTTCAGCGTTGACATACTTATCAGACTTGCATCTATCGGTCGTAACTTCAAGAATGAGTCCGGTGTTGTAACCGGTTATGCTTTCAACAAGATCATAATCCCCGGAAACGCTTGGCAGCTTGAGGAAACAATCAAGAGACTGATTGCTTCCGATCAGGTAATCGCATCTAACAACAATGATGTCAATACTCAGAAGGGTAAATGGACGCTTGTTGTTGATCCGCTTTGGCAGGTTGCTGACGGTGCAGCTCCTTACATTCTTATGTCCGATGAGGCTAACAAGGCTTATAACGGTACTGTATTCTATGACAGAATCGGTCTTGACATGAAGAATGAGGTTGATATCCACAGCCGCAACCTGATCTACAATGGCCGCGCTCGTATGTCTATCGGTGCTAACAACTGGAGACATGTGATTTTAGGTGGCGCGTCAGTGGGCACAACGCTGTCATAAGCACAAAACGATTGCTCCGGTACTCTATGTTTAGGGTGCCGGGGCTTTCCTTTAAGGAGATAAAGATATGGCAATACCTAAAAATCTTAAAGTGGGCGATAAGTTCACTGATGGAAACAGAACATTTGAGGTAACAAAGGTTGTGCCTCTTGGATATGAGTCACGGCTTGTTGCATCTGCACCGGCTGTCGGATATAGGTCTGAGAGTGCGCAGGAGGCTCCAAAAGCCACTATTAAGGATGCACAGTTAGATTCTTTCAATACCTATACAAAAACCGAAATAAACAGGCTTAAGAACGAAGAACTTGAGCGTCTGTGTGAACAGCTTGGCATCGAAAAAGATACCGGCATTCTAATGAAGAAGAAAATTATTGACCATCTTGGTCTTTAAGAGGTTTAATCATGGCACTTCCAACAATCACTTGGGGCGATATAAAACTGAAAACCTTGCAGAAGTTGTTTGCAACGAATAACGGATCTACGACTATTCCTACTGACAACAGTACGAGAGAGTATATATCCGCTATGCCGGGCGCTGCTAATGAAGCGTTACAGATGCTTGCAACTGCGGGCAAGTTTATCATCAAGAGCATTGACATAGCGCATATTCCTGTTAAGAATCTTGTGCCGAACGGAGAGAACATCAAGAGTGTAGAACGTGGCACAATCGAGTATTCAGCGGAGAAAGCACGTTCAATGTACTTCGAACTAAAGGGAAGCGTCACAATGACTATTACAGTCGGTGAGATTGTGAGAACGCCTGTTGTGCTTGAATCTCCGTCTGGCTTCACTCCCTTTAAGTATCTTGTGTCTAATACGGCCGATGAGAATGTCTCTGTGGCTTTTACAGGCGATTTCCCATTCGCATTGAAGAACTTTGCATTGTACTCCGCAAACTACGCTTCTGAGGCCGATATACAGCCTTACAACGAGTACACAAGATATGACTTGACTGAATTGGTCGATGATTTTTATATGGTCGATCCTGAAACAGTTATCTACGAGGGGGATATAACACGCTCCCGGTACACCGCAACAAGCGATTATTTTCAGGAAGGCATGAAGATCATGCTCATTCCGAGAGATGAGCCGGGGAATTACAAAGTCTATTACAAGGCATATCCCCCGCAGATAACTAATGAGACACCAGACGATGCTGTACTTGCACTCGATCCCGAAGTTGCGGCTTTATTGCCCTTATATATGGCTTCACAACTATATAAGGATGATGACCTCGGCACGTCCACAGTTTACCGCAACGAATGGGAGGTAGCCTTTGAAAGGTTGACTAAATCGGTCAGCGCTCCTTCGTCAGAACATTTTACATCCGTCAGCGGATGGATTTAAGGATATAAACAATGGCAGTTTCATTTAATGTGCCGAAGTCTCCGGCTAAAAGCATATTGACAATAGATACATTTCAGGGATGCGATTTCACGAATAGTCCCGCAAATGTAGATGAGCATAAAAGCCCTAACGCAGTTAATATGATCCGTGACGTTCCGGGCAAGGTTCGTAAATGTATGGGGTACGAAACTGTTGCAACCTACAAGGACAGTAACGATGATCCTTTACCGATAAACGGATATCATATGCTGAGAGGTATGTCGAGTGGCTTTATCCACGCAGGAGAGAGCATCTTCTGGAAGGACATTCTTCTCTACACAGACGCAAACAACACAAGAAGCAAGGCGTGGCAGTTTGAGGATAAGACTAATCAGATAAACAAGCTGTATATGCTTGATGGAAAGAAGTTTCTTGTTATGTGGTCTGAGGCAAGCGGAGCCACTACCTCTACAGGAAAGCACACGACAGAAGTTGATGATTCTACCTATACAGAAACGCTTAATCTCAAGAATAACGATGTAGTCAACTTCTATATGCCTTTTGCTTGTAAGAACCTGGATGTGACCTACAACGGCACTACTGCTACGATCACTCTTTCGGATGTCGATACCTACGCTTTTACAAACACTTATGGAGATTATGAGTGTGTATTTGAGTTCACGGCATCTGACAGCGTATCGGATTACGAAGGCACTCATACAAGCGTCATTAACTCTACAATGACGAATGGTTATGTGGATGGTACAAACGGCTCCTACATAGACGAAGAAGGGAACATTCATAAAGTACAGAAGGTAGAGGACAACGCATATGTGCCTACTCTTACGATTGCTAAGGCTCCTACGGGTGGCGGACAGCCTTATGAGGATCTAAACCTTCTTACTCCCGCCTTTACGGAAATGTTTGCGGGTGTGGCAAGTGAGAAGAACTATCATATGTCCTTCACTAATCTTGATAACACTACGCCTAAAGCCTATCTGCTTAATTCTCAAGGAGAGTGGGCCGAGACAACAGCGTTCTCGTTTAATGCGACAACTGGCGTTATCACGTTCAACAACGCTCCGGGCGTAAGTCCTGTATCGGGCGAAGATAACGTAAAGATAACAGCATACAGAACAGTAGCGGGATATGCGGACAGAATAAACAAGTGTACTATCGGAATCCTCTACGGAGTGAATGGTGCATCGGACAGACTGTTCGTTTCAGGAAATCCCGAAAGGATAAACTACGACTGGTATTCAGGGTTTAGTGATTTAACCTATTTCCCTGATACTGGCTATTCAGCGCTTGGTACTTCGGGTAGTGCGATAATCGGATATTCGATCATTTCAAACTATCTGGCAGCACACAAGGACTGGATGGAGAAAGATCAAAACATCATCCTCAGAGAAGGTGATTTAGTAAACAATCAGCCTTCTTTCAGAATAATCAATACACTTCAAGGAGCGGGAGCGATTGCTCCTTTTTCTTTTGCCTATCTGTCAACTGAACCGCTTTTCCTTACAAGAGAGGGCGTGTATGCGGTCACGGCTCAGGACATCACTGGTGAGAAGTACGCACAGAATAGGAGTTATTTCCTTGACGGAAAACTCTTACAAGAGGCAAACCTTGAAAATGCTTACGGCTATACGCATAAGGATATGTACTGGCTATGCCTAAATAATGTAGCCTACATCCTTGATGGCTTACAGCCTATCAGAACAGATCCGTCAATGCCTTACTCGACAAGGCAGTATGCAGGATTCTACAGAACGAATATGCCCGCAAGGGTTATGTGGGAGCAGAATGAGGATTTATTCTTCGGAACAGCAGACGGAAGGATATGCAGATTCTTCACAGACAAGTATGCTCTTGCATCCTACAGTGACGATGGTGAGCCGATAGAGGCTATATGGGAAACACCAGACATAGACGGAAAACTGTTCTACAAGAACAAGACGCTCAGATATATAGCACTCCGCCTTGACTCCGCTCTTGCTACATCAGTTGACATATGGGTTATGAACAGAGGTTTGTGGCAGTTCATCAAGACGGATGATACGACAGGCCGATATCTTTCATTTAGCCATCTTGTGTTTAGCAAGTTGTCATTCAGCGGAGATAGGACACAGCATACCATCGCAACGAAGGTAAGAGTTAAGAAGGTAGACAAGTTTAGATTACGGCTTGTAAATGGTGAACTTGATGAGCCATTCGGCTTATACAACATAGCGTTTGAGTATGTAGAAAACGGCAACTATAAGGGATAAAGGAGAGCAAAGATGAGTTATACAAAAATCACACAAGCCGACCTGACCGGAAAGGGTGTGATCGGACTACCTGATACTCCGAACTTAAGCACTACGGATATTCAGGAGAAGTTTGACGAGATAGCCCTTGATGTCATTGTACCGAAGTTTAACGAACTTTCGGATGAACTTGATAACTCAGGCATAGGTGATGCTATACAGTCGGCAGACATAACGAATATGCGTCTCAATGCTGATATGGCTATTGAGGTATCAAGTGACGAAGGACAGACTTGGAGCGGTACGGCATCTTCTGGTCACAGGATAATGGATGGCAGTGGCACGATATACACACAGGAAAGCAAGTTACAGTTTTCAAACAATGTAACTATTCAGGATGATCCTGTCAATGGTGCTACGAAGATACTGATACAGCCCGGCGAGAAGGGCGATCCCGGTAAAGCTGCCACAATTACAATCGGTGATGTAAGCGCAGGACAGTCGGCATCGGTAACAAATGTCGGCTCACAGACGGATGCGATATTCGATATGGTGCTTCCTAAAGGAGATCCCGGTGATGCAGCCACTATTGCAGTCGGTACAGTAACGAGTGGTGCAACGGCAAGCGTTATCAACAGCGGAACATCAGATGCGGCTATATTCAACTTTGTACTTCCTAAAGGAGATCAGGGAGATCCGGGTACAGGGCTTACTCTTTTGGGAACATACGCCACACTTGCGGACTTGGAGGTAGCGCATCCAACAGGACAGCGAGGAAACGCTTACTTTGTCGGTGACGATACTTTGGGTTATGTGTATCTTTGGGATCCCGATACTACCGCTTGGGTGAACATCGGTGAACTGAAAGGCCCTAAAGGAAACACAGGCGCAACGCCTTCGCTCTCTATCGGAACAGTACAGACGGGTACGCCTTCCGCAGTAACGATAACAGGAACAGCCGAGAATCCCGTTCTTAACTTTACACTTGAACAAGGTGACAAGGGTGATACAGGAAACGCAGGAACTATCGCTGTAGGAAACGTCACAAGTGGACAGACCGCAAGTGTAACGAATGTCGGTTCGCCAACAGCAGCCGTGTTTGATTTCG